ATATAAAGCAAATGGTGGAGGCTATCGAGATTAGAAATGAGAAAGCCATCGCAAAAAAGTCTGAACAAATGGACTTCTCAGAAGTGGCGAACGAAAAGTGGTAAAAACTCTACTCAGGGTCCGTTGGCTACTGGAGAGCGTTATATGCCAGCTTCAGCTGTGGGAAGTCTCACGGCAGCAGAACACGCTGCTACTACTAGGGCTAAAAGAAAAGCTACTAAAGCAGGAAAGCAATTTAGCAAACAACCTAAAAAGGTTGCAAGCAAAGTAAAACGACATAGAGCGTAAACCCAGGAGTGGTAACATGTCTAGATTTATAGAAGAAACACACAAACAAAAAGAGCCTAAGAAAGCACAGGCTCCGTTGCCAAAAGCTGGCGCTTACTCTGTAAAGGAATTAGAAAAGGCTAAGCCTATCTATTCTGGTACCGGAGGGAAGAATTAATGGATAAACCCCACGGTTATAAAGAAGTTGTTAGTGATGAACAACTTGTTAACCTTGTTGAGTCAGGAATACAAAACTCAACTGGTGACTGGTTAAATTCATCAGAACTAGCAAGAGAGCGACTAAAAGCAACGTATGAATATGCAGGTGTTGCCGACTTTCATCTAGCACCACAAGGTGTCAGTACTATTGTCGATACATCAACTACTGAAGTTGTTGAAGCGTACACTGCAGTATTGTCTGATTTGTTTCTTAGTAATCAGAAATTAGCACGAATGATACCATATGATGCAACCCCTGGAGCTATCCAGTCAGCAAAGGATGCATCAGATCTTGTTAACTATTGTCTATTTAAAAAGAACAATGGTTGGGAACTTATTCAACAATGGATGAAAGCAGCATTACTATGGAAAAATGCAGTGTGCCGTTGGGGTTACGTAGAAGACTATGATTACGTATTTGAAGAATACGAAAAGATTAGTCAACCAAAACTTGATGAACTACTTGCAGATGATGATGTTGAAATTGTAGGCGACCTACAGTTTGAAAATCAACCAGAAGATTTTTCTCAAGAAGTTGAGCTTATGTATGTTGATGTACGTATTCGTAAACGTATTAACAAATCTAAAGTTAAAATTGAATTAGTCCCACCAGAAAACTTCCGTATCTCAAGGGACGCTACAACAATTGATGATGCATCTTTTGTTGGTGTTCAAAATGAAATGACACGATCAGAGATTCGTAAGTACTATCCAGAAATGGCTGATAAAATCGATGCCTGGGATGAGTTAGGTGATGAGTCTTGGGTTGGTGCATCAAAGTACTCTCAAGATATTGCGGCTCGTAAACAAGTTACTGGTCAGGAATACTATCAAGGGTCTGTTCAACAACAAGCTATTCCACTAGAAGCAAATAAAGAAGTTATTGTAACTGAGTGTTGGCTACGTGTTGATCGTGATGGTGATGGTATTGCAGAACTAAAACATTTTATTATAGCTGGTGCACACATCCTTCATGAAGAAGATTGTGACTATATCCCACTAGCTTCTATCGTTCCAATTGATATTCCATTTGAATTTTATGGTTTATCTATGGCAGACTTTACACGTAGTTCTACATTGGCATCGACAGCTATCCTGCGTGGTTTTGTAGAGAATACATACCTCACTAACTATTCGCCTAAACTAGCGGATCCAAATGTGGTAGACTTCTCTGCATTACAAAACATGAAACCAAAACAGATCATACCAACTAATGGTAGTCCTGTAGGCGCTGTACAACAGCTACCCCCAGAGACAATCTCAACTGGTACTGTACCACTTCTTGAACACCTTCAGCTAATTAAAGAACAAGCTACAGGCATGTCAAAAGCTGCACAGGGACTTAATGATACTCTTTATGTGTCAGGAAACTCTGAGCAGAAACTAAGTGCCGTACAGTCTGCAGCCCAAAAGCGTATTCAACATATTGCTCGTAGGTTTGCTGAGACAGGCTTTAAGCGTTTGATCATGGGTATTTACACAACTATGCATAAAAGCATGAAAGGTAACATACCATATAATATTGGTGGAGCTTACGGATCAATTGATATGTCAACACTTCCATCCCAGATGGATGTAGAAGTAATGCTTGATATTGGTGAAAACTCTAACACATCTATGATTTCTAAGTATAGTCGTATTGCTGCAGAAATCTTACCAGCCCTACAACAACAAGGTGCAGGTATGGTTATTAAACCAGAAGCTTCTGCAGTTTTAGCAACTAAACTCATTGAAGCTATGGATATAGACAGTAATGACTTCTTAGTAAACTACGATACAGATGAGTTTAAGGAAAAGGCAGCACAAGCTATTCAAAGCCAACAGCAAGCAGCCCAAGCCAACCAAGCTCTTCAACAACGTAAGATTGAAGCAGAAACAGCCCTATCAGAAGCAAATGTTATTTATACTGGTGCTCAAACTAAAAACACTATGGATGATAACTCTAAGCAACTTGCTGTGTCTATTGATAAACACTTCCAAGAGTGGGCTGATCTACAGATCAAAGCAACTAAAGAAGGTGCAGAATTACCACAACATCCTGGGTATGATCAAATCATTATGTTAGCAAGGCAGATTTTAGGATCTCCATCGCAACAACCACCGATGGGTAATCAACAACAATAAGGAACCTAATGGAAAAATACCGTAAAGCAGCTGAGAAGAAGCTGGGTAATAAAAAATCATATGGTAATCATAAAATTCATCCCGAAGAACTAGCTAGGAGTGCTCATGTAAAAGGGCATTTTGCAGCTAGGGAACGGGATGAGTTCTTTGATGAAGTATATGGAGAGGTCCTAGTGGACTTCTTTATTGAATGGCTCAAGACGGAGCCGCATGAAACTAAATCTCGTGAGTTTCTCTACTCTTCTGCTCTAGCACTTGGTAGTGTTAAAGAGAAAATGATGAACTTTGAGATGTACGGGAAGAATGTCCCGCACTTACAGGAGGACAACAATGAGACCAATTGATTACGAACAACTAATTAAGAACTACAAAGATATGATTAACACACTAGAGTATGACTCTATGCGAAGTGGTGGTAAGGCAAAGCTTAATGCTACTGACCTAACCAATATGCATAATCTTGTAGAACGATATCAAAAAGAATTAAATAATTCCCCAAAGCAATCCCCTAAAAAGGAGGTAGCAAATGGATAACAATACCGAAGCACCTTTAGATTCTACCCAAATGGATGACTCTATCGCAGAGGTTAGTCAAACAGAAGATGCTTTGCTGGCTGACATTGTACGGAACTCTGATTTCGTAGAATCTCTACCCGATGAGCAAGTGCCTGAGTTAGACACGGACGAAACAGATTCAGAAGACCCAATGGAATCTGAAGAAGCCGATAGCGAAGAAGTTGAAGAAGAGACTGAAGAATTAGAAGAAGACACGGACGAAGAAGATGCTGATGAAGAATCCGCTACCGATGAACCTGATGTGTATGCTACTGATGATTTAGATCTAGAAGCAAAAGTTGTTGTCAAAATTGATGGCAAACATACTGAAGTTTCTTTTGGTGATCTTATTAAAGGTTACTCTACTGAACAACATCTTTCTAAGAAGGGTCGAGAACTCGGTGACGCAAGAAAACAATTAGAAGAGGAGTATCAAGAAAAGGTTGGAGAAATCCAAAACCTATCTAAGGCCTCAGCAGCTGTTCTATATTCAAATGAACAGGCTCTTTCTAAAGAGTACCACTCTATCGAAGCTCAAATTGAAAAAGCTCGTGAAGATGGTGATACTTATGAAGTCAACGAACTCAAAGATAAACGAGAACAAGTTCAGAAAAACTATTGGAATGCACGTAATCAACGTGAAACACTAGTAAAAAATCTTCAAGAAGCAGAAGAGCAACAGTTAACAAAAGAGTGGCAGGAACAACTGTCTTACTTTAATGAAACTATACCTACTCTTATTCCTGACTTTAATGAAAAGACTGCAACTGCGATTAGGTCATTTGCTATTGAAGAGGGTATTTCTCCTGAAGTACTAGATTCAATTGCTGATCCTATCATTGTTAAGTTTGTTGATGATTATCGTAGACTAAAACAAGGTATCACAAAAGGTACTGCTAAAAGGAAATCTACTCCTGCAAAGAAAGCCCCACTTCGTAAAGCTAAGACTGAATCTAAGAAAAAACAAGATGCAGCTTCGGCAGTACGACAACGGGCTTTAAATCCAGACTCTTCTAACGAAGATCAAATGGACTTTCTAAGAGGACTTGCTGCACGATCATTAAATCTTTAATACCTTGGAGGGTATAAAAAATGTCTAGCACTCTTGGTGTACGCGGCACAGGTGGTCCACAGGGACCAGCTCGCGGAACTGGCAAAGATGTCTCACAACGTGAGGATCTAGCAAACTTCATCACAATGATTACTCGTGATGAAACCCCTTTCATGTCATCTATTGGCAAAGCAAAAGCAACAGCAATCTACCACGAATGGCAAACAGATCAACTGGATACTCCAGGCTCATCTCGTATTGCTGAAGGTACTGACTATATCGAACCAGCTGTAGCTGGCGGTACAGGCACACCTGCAGTTGGTGATCGCTTTGCACGTACCGGCCCATACCGTACCCGTCTTGGTAACTATACCCAGATCAACGGTAAGACAATCGCTGTATCAGGCACACGCCGCGCAGTCGATCAAGCAGGGATTGCAGATGAATATGCATATCAGCTGAAAAAGCGTGGCACTGAGCTTCGCCGTGACGTTGAGCATGACATGATTCATTCATTTAACACTTCAGCCGCTGTTGGCGTACAGGGTAACACTGCACGTTCAGCTGGTGGTTATCAGTCATTCATTAACTCAGGCGACACTGTAGTATACGCAGGTCAGTGGGCGGCTCCGGCTACTGTTTCTGATGGTACTCAGGTAACCCGTTCATCTTTGACAACAACTGTTGCACCTACAAAAGGTTCTTTGACACTAACAGACATTGATGCTGTTATGCAAAAGATCTATGAGCAGGGCGGTAAGGCTTCTAAAGTTATGTTGTCTCCAAAACTACGCCGTGATTTCTCTGACCTTATGGTTGGCGCAACTGGTGTACAGCGGAACATTGATGAGTCAGGTAAGCTTCGCCAGTCAGTAGATGTATATATGTCAGACTTTGGTGACCTTATGGTAGTTCCTAACTACATCATGGGTCTGTCAAACGCAGTACAGTTTATTAACTCAAATGCTACACCTGCAAACCTTGCAGCGACTACTGAAGTTAAAGACTTCTCTGCACTGATCTATGATCCAATGTGGTTCAACGTTGCTACCCTGCGTCCAATGCAGGAAGTAGACGTAGGGCAGAAGGGTGACTCTACTGTCGGAATGATGGTTGAAGAGTGTACTCTTGAAGTCCGTAACCCACTTGGTTGTGGTGCTATCTACGGTCTTAACTAGGCTATTGTTAGGGGAGGTCTTTATGGCTTCCCCTTTCTTTTTTATGTAGGAGATAAAAATGGCAGGTGTTATTAATAAAAAAGGTCAAATGGTTGTAGGGCCAAAGGCTGAAGCAGAAGCAATAATGATAAAAGAAATGAATAAGGCTAAAAAAAGTTATAAAGATAAAGCTACATATAAAATGGGTGGTGGTAAAATATCAAAATATTATTCTGCTGGTGGTACTGTAATTACTGGGAGAGACTAATGAAAGGTGTAAAGCATTATTTTAGAGACGGTACCGAACATAAAGGCGGTACACACAAGATGGACGGTGGAAAACTATACAGTAATGTAAAACACACAGCAACTAGTAAACCCCTGTATCACTATAGCGAGTTAAGTGCAACCGCTAAAAAGAAAACAAAATAAATTATACCTTTGGAGGTAACAATGTTAGTTATTAAACTAAACAACGGGAACGTTTACCCCGCAGAAACATGTGTATGGCGTACAGCCCAAGTTGCAAGTGGCGGTTATCAATTGACGCATCTGGATATTGGAAGCCCAACAGTAGCTACAAGTGGAACACCTACTGTAGCACCAACAGGTGCAGAGTTAGGTTACATTGGGAAGTCTGGACGCTTTGTATCGTATACAGAACCTGCCTAATTAAGGAGAAGAGGACATGTCAAAAGAAACAGACTTTAAATTCTACAGTCAAACTGTAGGTGCAGAAAACGGTATTAATGCTGGCTTTGATCTTCAATCAGGGGATTGGCAAGCAACTCAAGATATAACTAAATATAAAGATGCAGCTAAACGAGATCGTGATGAACAAGAGTATTACGGGATTAAAAAAAGTGGCTATCGTAAGATGGCAACTATTCCTGATATTGTAGCTATTAAAATTCTACAAGAACATAATCTTGATCTACACAGTCCAGAGTTTATGCAAGATCCAAATAATATGAAACGGTTAAAAACCATCTTGATGACTGAGTACCGTGACCTGCTAGTCAATACTTAATTAGGAGGCCTGGTATGGCGTTGACTTATACTCAACTTGTAGATCTTGTACGTACATGGTCTAATAAAGACGAAGAAGTAGTTAGTGACGACATTATTAAAGATGCTCTTAAATATGCTGCAGATAAAACTTATAGAATCTTAAGAGCACCTCCGCTAGAGAATGTTGCTATTTATGAAAAAAGTTTATTACTTGCAGCTACGACAGCAGCAACTAATGTTCAATCAAGTACTACAGAAATACAACTACCATATGATCTTGTTGAATTTATTCAGATACGAGAACTAGATGCAAGTGGTATTACAACACGAGTGTTTAATGAAAAAGTAGATATTCGTACATTTAATGATACTTTTG